GAGCGTCTCAATAAGTTTGTGATAACCGAGGAGAAGCCTCAGAGCTACCACAATGCGTCCCCAGTGGTAGAACGAGTACCCCTCCCCGTTTCACGGCGGGGTGGGGGAAAGGACGTTAAGTGATGTGGTGGTGTCATGATTGTAACTTTGCAAGATTACATTTTTGTTGTCAGACGGTTGCTGCATGATGCAAATGCGAACTTCTGGACAGACGAAGAACTAACGATTGACATCAATGATGCTCGTCAACGCCTTGTGCGTGATACGGGTTGTCATCGTATTCTTCAAACAAGTGCAGTGCTTGCTGGTATTGAAGCATACGACTTTTCAACGCTCCCCGAAGGTACAAAGACAATGGACGTGATCAACCTCAATGTTTATTGGGGCAATTCGCGTGTTCCATTGCGCTATGTTTCCTGGACCCAGTTTAATGCCCAGATGCGTTACTGGATCAATTATCAGGGCCAGCCAGTCATTTACTCGATGTACGGGCCTAACAAATACTTTGTCGCCCCTGTTCCTGATCAGGATTATGTGACCGAGCTTGATACGGTTGTGCGTCCGACAGATCTTGTAGCTTTGAGCGACATTGACACTGACATTGTAGACCCTTGGAAAGATCCTATTCCTTTCTATGCGGCTTACATGGCTAAGTTCAAAGAGCAGAGCTACGGCGAAGCTGAACTGTTCAAGCAGCAATATACCCAGCAACTTCAGAACGTCCTGTCTACTACGTTCACACGCAGGATGCCTGACCCTTATAGTCATCCGTACTGATCATGGCAGCATCTCCTGAACAGAAAAAACAGTACCATGTTTCCAAATCCTTCAAGGGTTTGAACACCAAAGCCAATCGCACGGCTATTGGTGAGGATGAATTTTCATGGATTGAAAACATCCAGCCTATCGGGTTCGGCAATCTCAAGGTTGTCCCCAACTACTCAAACGTATCTGCTACTTGGTCTAACACCGTTACCGAGTTCACCAGCGTTAACATTAACAACTCTGACTACATTCTAGCGTTTCAAGCTGACGGCCGCGCTGAGTATTACAACATTGCAACGTCTACACAGGGCAACGTAGCCCCTGTCGGCACGTTTACTGGCACAGGTGTGCGAGCAAAGCAGTGGAAAGATGAACGTGCTATTATCATTGACCCTGTTAAAGGCTATTACACATGGGATGCCATTGACCTGATTCCTGTTGGATCTGTAGGTGCTATCGGCATTACCAATCCTGGTGCGGGGTATATTGAAGCTCCAACAGTCACAATCAGTGCGCCAAACGTCACAAATGGGGTTCAGGCTACTGCTGTTTGCGCTATTTCAAACGCATCTGGCACTATCATAAGCATTGGACTTGATGCCATAGGTTCTGGTTATACCTCAGTGCCAACGGTCACTGTTGACCCGCCGAGCAGTTCTTTTGGTGTTCAAGCGCAGGCTTCGGCGTCAATTCAAGGCGGTAATGTTGTTGTAATTAGCGTTAATAATCCAGGTTCGGGTTATACAAATGTGCCAAAAATAACAATTTCAGGCGGTGGTGGCTCAAGTGCAAACGCTATTGCCAAGCTCGGCTCTGGTTTGGTGTCCGCTATTGCTATTACCGAAGCTGGTTCGGGCTATACGGCTACACCAACAATCACAATCAGCGCACCTACGGGGGCTAACGGTGTCACTGCTACGGCTGTTGCGGGTTATCTGACTTTCAAAACGGGTGCTGTAGGCGTGTTGATTACTGCTGGCGGCACTGGGTACACGTCTGCCCCAAACGTGACCATTACAGGGGCTGGTACGGGCGCAAATGCCACTGCAATTGTAAACGGCGGCGTTGTCACTCAAATTGTCGTGACCAATCCTGGCAATAACTATATCGCTAACACAACCGTGTCTTTCAGCGGCGGTGGCGGGTCGGGTGCAACGGCTAAAGCAATCACAACCGTTGATCAGAACGTAGACATTGCCTCGTTTCAGGGTCGTGTGTGGATTGCTCAGGGCCGTACAGTGTTCTATTCGGCTGCTGGTGCTTACAACGACTACATCACGGTCTCTGCTGGCAACATTAACCTTCAAGATGACACGCTGCACAGCAAGATCAACGCTCTGGTCTCGGCTAACAACTTCCTGTATGTGTTCGGTGAAAACAGCATCAACGTGTTCTCGGATGTGCGCGTAGGCACGGCTGGAAATACGCTGTTTACCAACACAAACGTATCGGCTTCTATCGGATCTCGGCGCATTGACGCAATCTTTCCGTACTTTAGGTCGTTGCTGTTTGCTAATGACTACGGAATCTATGCACTTGTAGGGGCTACAACCAGCAAATTGTCAGACGCTTTGGATGGCATTTTTCCCAACATCAACTTTAACTACCCGATTACGGGTGGTCAGGTGTTGCTGAACAACATCCTTTGCGCTGCGTTTAATTTTTATTACGATGATCCGATTCAAGGGATAACTCGACCAGTTCAAGCTGTGTTCTTTGACAAGAAATGGTTTATAACCAGTCAAGGTCCGACTGCTCGTGTGACATCTGTTGCTCAAGCTGGAGGCGTGTTCCTTTACAGCACGGACGGAACGAATCTGCAGAAACTGTACAACAACAGCACAACAGCAATTAGTTCTGAAGTGCAATCTGCTCTTTGGCCCATGAACGACACCATTCGTGACAAGCAAGCCCTTAAGTGGGGTTTAGAAGCCATTTTAGGGGTCACTGGCGGCACTGTTACGGTCACGGTGGACAATGAGACTGGATTGGGCACTGCTGGCACTTATGTAGCCACTAATTTCATTGATTGGAAAAACGATTCTGGCACGTTGATTGGATGGAAAAACGACAACAATCTTTCTATTGGCTGGACTGGTTTGGTAACTGGTTATTACCTCTACAAGTACGACGCGCAGCAGTATGGAAAATATCTGGGACTTACGCTACAATCAGAAAGTCCAGCATTGGTTTATAGCACCATGGAAATGGAATACGAATTAAGGGCGAGGTTCTAATGTCACTTCCGGTTACGATTCCATTTACGTTCGGAAATGCTACGACAACTCAATCATTGTCGAGCCTTGATAACAATTTTACAACTATCAAGAATGCAATCAATGGTTTGACCAACGGTGCAAGTCAAATCAATGTTTCATCTATTACGGCAACTGGAACGGCTAATTCTATAACGTTTTTGCGAGGAGATGGCGCGTGGTCTCTTATTAACGTTGCATCTCTTACAGCTGTTGGCACTGCTAATGCTACAACTTATCTGCGTGGCGATGGAACTTGGGGCATTCCTCCTGGAACGGGTTCAGGAACAGGAACAGTTACAAGTATTGATGTTAATGGCGGAACAACAGGTCTTACTACTTCTGGCGGTCCTATTGTTTCATCTGGAAACATCACAATTTCTGGCACTTTGGTTCCCGCCAATGGCGGAACTGGTTTGACAAATATTACTTCAAACAATGTGATTTTGGGAAATGGAACTGGTTCAATTCAAGTTGTTGCTCCAGGTTCAACCGGAAATGTGTTGACGAGTAATGGCACTACTTGGGTTTCTCAAGCATCATCAACATCAACAATTGGTGTGTTTGGAGGTATTGGTTCTTATGTAAATGGAAGATTTACAGGTGCTACTGGATCACCTCCCGGGACCACTGTTAGTGGAAGCGACATATATTGTTTTTACACAAACAATCCGACAACTGTAAATCCTCCAGGAACATACATGTTTTGCGGTGCAGGAACATATTCCGTGTTTTACAATCTGTTTCAAAGGATTTCATAAATGCCAACTGTCACTGATGTAAAAAACCCCATTTATATTAATGCAACAGGCAATGCAATAAATTGCAATGTTATGTTTGAAGGAAGCACTGAATACGTTCCGTTCAATGCAACGTCTTATGATCCTGAATTATATGGTGTTGAACTTTACAATCAGTTGATTGCTGGGGACTGGGGACCAGTTGCTCCTTATGTTCCTCCTCCCGCTCAAGAATATGCTTTGATTTCACCTAACGACAAAGTGTATGATAATAGTTACACGCCACCTTTGACGTTGGGTTATCGAATTGCTGCGGTATCTACGGTGCAAACCACGCAACCAGCTCCTTTATATTGGGTTCCATGCGCTGCGGATGTAACGCCAACCGGATTTTATTATGACGGAATGAATTGTGTTCCGTATCCAGCAGGAGTTCAGTAATGGGCATTCAAGCGTTTACACCAATGGGCAATACGGTGACGTTTACAGCGGCATCATCCGCTCCTACGCCCGTTCTTGCTACATCTAGCACTATTGGGGCAACTCAATACAAGATTGTCATTCCAGGCGGTAATAGCACCGTGTTCATTGGTTATGGGTCATCTGCTGCTGCGGCAACGGCTGGTGCGGTGGCTGTAACATCCTCTGGAAACGCTATTGTCATGCTAGCTGGCACGGATCAGATCATTACCTTGAACGCCAATCAGTATTTCACTGGTGTGACTGACACGGGGACTGCCAAGGTTTATATTATGACGGGAGACGGCATGTGAGCCTTAAATCCTTTCAATATCTGCAATCTGGTGGCGGTGGGGCTGGAACAGTTACCCAGATTAACACTGCCGGCCCTATTACCGGCGGTCCTATCACTTCATCTGGAACTATCAATCTTGCTGCGTCTGGTGTAACAGCCAACACTTATGGCAATGCAAGCGTCATTCCTGTTATTACGGTTGATACTTATGGGCGCATCACTTCTGCGACCAACGTAGCTGTCATTAGCGGCGGCACAGGAACAGTAACGCTGATTAGCACCGATGCTAACTTAACTGGTGGACCTATTTCCACGACGGGGACGCTTGGTCTTGCTAATGTTATCACTATTGGCGCGGGTAATGTTACAACGACTAACGCCAATGTTGGCTATGCTATTGTTAACATTAACACTTTGAACGCCGCTGTTAACGGTCTCAATGCTCAGATTCCAGTTCAATATGCAACAACGGCAAACCTTTCTGTTACATATAACAATGGAACATTGGGGGCAGGCGCGAACTTAACGGCAACGACAAACGGTGTTTTGTCTATTGATGGTTCGTCCCCGACAGCAACACAGCGAATTCTTGTTAAAGACCAGACTGCAAACGCACAAAACGGGATCTACACTGTAACCGTTGTTGGCACGGCTGGGACGCCCTTTATTCTGACCCGCGCTACGGATTACGACACATCATCTGAAATGAATGCCGGTGATGGGTTCTATGTCGAGCTTGGGTCTGCCAACAAGAACACGACGTGGGTTCAACAGACTCCTGCGCCTATCACTGTTGGCACAACTGCGATCACGTTTATCCAGTTTGGCACGACAAGCACGGGGTTGCCTAAGCAGCCTTACACTGCCAATACGGCTTTGTACGCCAACTCATCGACCACTTTGACGCTGGGCGTTTTGCCATCTGCTGCCGGCGGCACGGGTTTGACAACCTTTACAGCGGCTAACAACGCCATTTATTCAACATCTGCATCTGGTCTTACTGCTGGAACTCTTCCTATTACGGCTGGCGGCACAGGGGCAACAACAGCGTCAACTGCGCTTAACAATCTGGGCGGGGTTTCAACAGGTAAAGCTATCGCTATGGCGATTGTCTTTGGAGGTTAAAAATGGCTAATCCAAATATCGTCAATGTTACATCAATTTATGGCACAACCTATGTGCAAGCCGTTGGCACATCAGCAACCGCTATTGTAACAAACGGAAGCGGTTCTGGCACTGTGATCAAGCTGGATGCGCTTTATATCGGAAACATTGACACATCAGCATCATACAAGATCACGGTGGACCTTTTCCGCTCGTCAGTTGCGTATAACATGCTGTATCAGGTTTCTATCCCTGCTGGCGCGGGCTTGGACGTGCTGTCAAAGTCAATTTATCTTCAAGAAGGCGACACATTGCGCCTGACGGCTGATACTGCAAGCAAACTTCAGGCAATCGCTTCAGGAGAGGTCATTTCCTAATGCGTAAAGGCAATGGTGGTCTGATTGGTCCATTGAACAACCCAACACTCACTGTTGCGGCTGGTATTTGGTCTATGGACGAACAACAGCAGAGTCTGGGAGCTAGGCAATGGCCTGGCACTCCCGCTGCAACCAAGCCAAACCCACCAAATTTTGCGGTCTCTTGTAATTTTACTGCTGATATTAGCGGCAGCACTATGACCGTATCCGCTATTTCTTCTGGCACGTTGGCTGTCGGGCAGGTCGTTTCCGGTGTTGGCGTTTCTCAATACACGGCTATCACCGCTCAGTTGACCGGCACAACAGGTAGCACAGGCACATACACAGTATCTATTGGGCAAACAGTTTCGTCTGTCGCAATGTCATCAACGGTTTCTATCACGTCGGTTACAACTTCTACCTCATCTATCCAAATCCCTTATGTGTTGGGATACGATGGTGGTAGTCCTGTTACTTTTGTTACGGCCAGAGTTTATTCTGGAAGTACGCTCATTCGCCTTGTATCGGGCACAAGCTCGCCAATTACCGCTACAAACATTCCAAATAACACTGTTTGCTCTATAACGTTGACAGCAAGCAATGCTATTGGCACAAGCATAGTGAACACTGGGCCTTATGTTAAAACGCCCGCAGTTCCTGACGCGCCTACTATTGGAGCAGCAACTGCTTCGGGGGCAACATCGGCAACCGTTGCCTTTACTGCGCCGTCTAATAACAATGGTTCAACCATTACGGGTTATACGGCTGTTTCTTCGCCGGGCGGTCTTACTGGAACAGGCACAACATCGCCGTTAACGGTTAGCGGGCTTACGACAAACACGGCATACACTTTTACGGTTTATGCCACAAACGCTGTGGGCAACAGCGCATCTTCGGCAGCGTCTAACTCCGCCACACCGGTTGCGCCATCTGCAAGCGGCGGCACAGTAACATATGTTGGAGCATATACTCTCCGCGCATTTACAACATCTGACACCTTGACCATTACGGGCGGCACTTTAACATGCGATGTGCTTGTTGTAGGCGGCGGCGGTCCCGGCGGCTATAACTACGGCGCGGGCGGTGGCGGTGGCGGCATGATCTATCGCACGGGCCAGAGCCTCTCATCTGGTGCTTATTCTGTTGCAATCGGCGCGGGCGGCACAAATGGTGGCGGGGCGGCGCAAGCTGTTAACGGCGTCCAAACTTCGCTTGGAACTATTTACACCGCACTTGGCGGCGGCTATGGTGCGCCAACATCTGGGGCCGGAACGCTTTACATTGGCGGTTCAGGCGGCTCTGGCGGGGGTGGATACGCTGGCCTTTCAAACCAAGGGGCTGCTTTGCAACCTTCTCAATCTGGCCTTAACGCTGGATTTGGTTTTGCCGGAGCAAGTAGCAACGCTGGGGCATGCGCGGGGGGCGGTGCTGGTGCTTCTCCGGTCGCCACAGACGACACTACTAAATCCCAAGGCGGTCTTGGTAAATTCGCAACCGAATTTTCGACATATGGAACTGATACAAGCAACAGCACCGCGCCATCTACGGGCAAAGGGTATTTTGCCGCTGGCGGCGGCGGAACGCTTGTTGTTCAGTCAAGCGGTAGCCGTGGTGGTGGTGGCTATTATAATGCTGGCGTTTCATACGCCGGTTTGTCAAACACAGGCGGTGGTGGTGGTGGTGGCTTCCCATTGGCGGCTGGCGGCTCTGGTATCGTTATCATTCGCTACCTGACATGAGGACATGATGTCTCACTTTGCTTACGTCGATGAAAATAATGTCGTCACAAATGTCCTTGTTATCGAGCAGGATGTTATAGACACGGGCGCATTTGGTGACCCCGCACGTTGGATTCAAACGTCTTACAACACTATGGGCGGCGTTCATTATGGCCCTAATGGGTTACCAGATGGTGGTGTCCCGTTGCGGAAAAACTTTGCGGGGGTTGGGTTTATCTATGACCCAGTGCGTGATGCTTTTATGGCAAAACAGCCGTACCCAAGTTGGCTATTGAACGAAGATACATGTCAATGGGAGCCCCCTATTCCGTATCCGACAGACGGAAAGCAATATTATTGGAATGAAGAAACCCAGCAATGGGTAGAAATTACAGGTGCATAATGTCTCAAGATACGATCAATCTGATTATCTCAGGAGCTGGTGCTGTTATTGGCTGGGTACTCAGAGTGATCTGGGAGAGCATCCGTAAGCTACAAGAAGAGATGAACGCTTTCCAGCGTGAGGTGCATACCGAGTACCTGACCAAAGATGACTATCGGCAAGACATCGTTGAGGTAAAAGACATACTGAAGCAGATTTTTGACAAGCTGGACCGTAAGGCTGACAAATGAGGCTTGGCGATGAATTTTGATACGCTTTCAATCGTTGAATTTGGAGATACGGAGGGGCTGGATGCTTTCTTGTTTGAGAACTCTACACAGCATCAATTGTTCCGTGATACGTTTTTCGAGCAAGGTTTGGAAGCCCCTGCCTATCCTTTGTATGCCGCAGATCCAAACAATCTAGATGATTGGCTACTAGCACATCAGGTGGAACATCAGTATTATGCAGCTCAACTTGGATTGTCTAATCCATTCAATATGTTGGATGCTGATTTCCAAAAAGAAGATGATTTCTACGAGTGGCTGGCGCAACATGTGTTCGCGCACCAACAGATCGTCAACGCACTGGGGTTAAGCTAATGGTTGCTCCTGCTGGTCCTGGAATTGGTAAGGCCAAAGACTCTCAGGTGATGGGTGCGCTTAAGGGTAAAACTGAAGCCCCTAAAAAGGCAAAACTAACCATGCCTCAGATCATTGAATCGTCTTTGAGGACAGAGCAACCCGACATGGACGTTCAAAAGGCTTTTACGGTGCTTGGTCAAATGACTAAGACCAAAGGTACTAAGTTTGTCCAGATTGGCAATAGCGTGTTTATGATCACGCCTAATGGGCCTGGCAATGCTGACTTTCACACTTTCACGGTTGAACCTGTAGACACGCTTGTTGAGCGTTGGAAAGACGTTGCCAAGACACTGAAGGAAATGGGCTTTAAGCACGCAACAAGCTATGCCACATCACCGGCAATCAACCGCCTAGTGCAAAGAACTGGATTACCCATTAAGATAAGCCAATCTCAGCAAATGTCTGGCGGGAAAATGGTTCCTGCCTTCAAATATGATTTGGATCTGTAATGCCAGCCATAGCGTTAGTTGTAGCAGCAGTAGCGTCTTACACAGGTGTCACAGCCGCTATAACTGCGACTATTGCTGAGATAACAGGGTCTGCAATTGTTGCTTCTATCGGCACTGGCGCAATCATTGGTGCTGGATCTGGTGCTATATCTGCCGCAGTGCAGGGCGGTGACATTGCCAAGGGTGCTTGGATGGGCGGCATTACCGGAGGCATTGGAGCTGGCGTTTCAGACGTTGTAGGTAGTGCTTTAAGCTCGCCTGGCGTTGGTCAATATGGTCCACAACTTGCCACCGGAAGTGCTGCTCTTGATGCTGGAATACAACGCGGACTTACAGGTATTGTTACAGGTGGTATAGGGGCTGGATTGTCTGGTGGCGATCCTTTGCGAGGCGCACTGCTAGGCGGGGTTACAGGTGGCATTTCTGGTGCTGCGGGACAGGCTTTAGGACTTGGTTCAACCGGCACGTCTGCACTAGGTGGTGCTTTGGGCTTTGGTTTGAGTGCTGCATTCCCTCAAGATCAGAAAGCACAAACTAGAGGCGTATCTGCTCAAACGCCTTATCAACCAACTGCATCTGGGAAAACAACCAGTCAGGCTCTTGGCACGGGTGCGCCTATGGGGTCTGCTCTGTCAATCGCGCCTGGAATGGGGTATAGTCCTTCTAGTACTGTATTTGGTGCAAGCGAGAGCGATAAACCAAAGTCTAACGTATGGAACGTGGAATCGCTGAAAGGCGGCGCGGAGGTTGGGCCTAATGTCTCGTAGTCTTTCTAGTGTGTTGAAAACGGACATTGTTGATAGTTTGCCGGTTTCTGCGCTTGCAGAGATTTTAAAATCCTATGGTCGTGACGGTGATACAATGCTTGTCCACATCACTCCAGAAGAAGTTGAATTTTTGAAAAAGATGGGCGGTCGAGGAACATTGAACCCGAAAACGGGCGTTTATGAATTTGCTGCTGCAAATCCAAGTCCAAATGGGATTTTTGATCAACCAAATGTTAATTACAATGCTACGCCAACAACAACACAGAGTGGCGGCGGTCCTTCTGGACAAAGTGGAGATCCAAATACACTAGCTTCAGGTGGGTTTTTTGGCCGTGAAAAACCTACTGCTGCAACTCCTTTTGGACAACAGGGACAAAATCCAACTTGGGGTTACGAAGGTCAACCATATGTTGAATCTACTACTACAATTCCTATGGGGCAACCATCAATACAAACCCCGACTAACATCCCATCTATTTCCTCTGCTCAAACTCCGTCGGTATCCCCTGTGTCAACAAGTGTTTCTTCTTCGTCTGGAACAATAAATAATGCTTTAATTTCTCCTACGTTATATAAACAAAATCAGAATCCAGATTTCCAGCAAATCGTGCTTAACCTTTTGGCTCAGCAAGCGGCAAGGTATAGGTGAGATATGTCAAAAAAACTTGCTAAAATATTAAAGACAGATGTCTTGGAAAACCTTCCTTCCTTGGCTAAAATTGTGCAATCAAAAGGTAGACGTGGAGATACGGTTCTAGCTCACATATCTCGTCGTGAAGCAGAAATGCTTAAAAAACGCGGTGGTTCTGGCACGATCAACCCTGATACTGGCTTGCCTGAGTTCTTCGGCGAAGATGGGTTTGATTATCCTACGTTTGAGGCTCCTGCGGCTGCCCCTGTTGAAGCACCTGTTAGCCTCCCCACGTTTGCCCAAGAACCGGCTTATACCAGCCCGACTTATTACGGTGGCGAGTCTCCTAACACTGTTTCTGGGTATGGAAGTTCGCAAGGCACTTTTGCGTCTCCTACTGGCTTGGCTTATGACGTGCCTTATGCGTCAGAATTTGCTGGCGGCTTAGGTGCACAAACCCAAGCAAGCCCTTACGATGTTGCTCTGTCTACAAGTGACTTTAATTTGGGCCGGTTATTCGGCGGCGGCGATCAATCAGCTGGTATGGTGACGTCTCCTAGTGGCACTCCACTGCCTCCTGTTCGTGGCACAACAGCTCAAGAAAGTGCTGATTATTACAACGAAGGCGGTCAGCCAGCACAGGTCCAACAAACGTCTGAAGATGTTGCCAAGGCTCAAACAGGCGAAGATAAAGGCATGTTTGGCAAGCTGGGTCTAGGTGACCTTGCCAAGCTCGGTATTGGTGGCATTGGTGCTCTGATGGGCCGTCAGCAACAGCAACAAGCTCTTAAACAGGCTCAGGCATTGCAAGCCCAGTATCAAGCTAATGCGGCTGCGGCTGCTCAACAGCAGAAAGAACTTGCGGCTCCATTGTTGACTCCTGGCTATTCTGCTTTGGCTCAAGCTAATCAGGGTAGTTTGACGGCAACTAACCAACAAGCGTTTCAGGCTATGCAAGCGCGTCTGGCACAGTCTCAGGCTCGTTCTGGCGGCGTTGGTGCTGTTCAGACTGCTGTGGCTGAAGAAGCAGCTCGTCAACAAGCTCTGTCCAACCAGATTGCTCAGGCTATGCAGTTGATTGGCCCAGGCAATACGCTTGCTAACCAAGCTATTCAGACTAATTTGTTGGGTCAGCAACAGGGATTGCAGCTTGGTGTTAGTTTGTCTCAGCAAGCTAATCAGGCTGCTATGAGTATGTATGGCGCACTTGCTAAATTTGTTGCGGGGTAATCATGGCTCTCGATTTATCTTCATCCCTGAATGGCGCATTAGACGATGGGTTCTCGGCGGCTATTAAAGCCCCTAAGCCCAAGGAAGAGCCTACTGAAACCCCCGTGCAACTTGCCGGCCCCGCTCCTACGGGTGAACCTTCTGCTGCCAAACCTCCTGTAGAAGATAAGACTGGCATTCGCGCTCAGACAGAAGCACAGATTGCGGCTGCACGGGCTACTCGTGATTACGAAGAAGCTAAACGCGCTCAGTCTAAAGGCGAAACAGCGGCTAAAGAAGCACGTGAAGCGGCTGTGTATGCTGAATACAAG